GCGGCGCTATTAATGGGAACGGTGATTAAGGTGCGAGTTCAGTGTCCGGAATGCGCCAATAAGTTCTACGCCAAGACGGTTTACGGGGTATGCCCGTATTGCGGCCATGAAGCGGAAGAGCCGGATGACACCGTTATCCAGATGCCCTCGCTTCGCTCCGCTACCACCGGGGCGACCGATAAGGTCTACCGGGATATGGAAACGGCATCAATCCACCGCGCCGAAGAAGCGGCGAGGGTGGCTGGGGTGCCCGTTTCTGAAATGTCCCATCTCAAGATAACCAATATGCGCGACAACGTGCAGAACGGTGAGACATACGCTATGCCGATTAACAATCCCGTTACACAGCAGATGGATATGATGAAGGCGAGGGGTATGCCTACCGGGTTTGTGGGTAATCAGTACGCTGGGGATGTGAAAAGCGGCTTTGCGCCTAATGCGGGCGCTAGCGTATTGGACAGGATCAATCCCAATGCTCGATCCAATAAGCTAGGGGCGCAATTTAAATGATCCCTGAAGGTATTCCGGATCGGAAACGCGATCTTATCAAGTTTGCAAACGATGCGGTAGAGCAATGCCGTGCCGGTCAGGGCATGCGGGCGTCCTACTACCGCACCATGAACTCATTGGCCGAAACCGGCCGTTATGACGGTACCAAGTCGCTTCTTAACATGCTGCATAAGGCATTGGATGAGACGGCGGCTCATTTGTTCTCTCCGGTAGAACTCAAGTTCACCATGGATTTCGAGCGCCCGTACCCCAAGGAGATTTATCAGCGGGGCGCGGAAGCCGCCAAGGGCGTTACTCGCATTTGGGAACGCAACTCTACCGACATTACGTTCGCTCGCGGGGTATTTGAGGGCCTTAAATATGGTGGGAGCCTTCTCAAGCAATTTGTCACGTATGAAGGACAAGACGAGCATCCGGTCTACCACGACAAACTGGTAATGCCGTGGAACTTCGGGGTGTGGCGGGAAGACGAGAACAAGATCGACCGGCAGGAAATACTCTGTGAGACATCTACGTTTACAGGACCGGAAATATGGCAGCGCATCTGGCGCATGCCGAACGCTGGAAAGCTTTACGAGCGGATTATGACACATGCGCGCGCTGGTCAGGCGACCGGCGAGCCGTCAAGCTTCTTCCACCAGATACTCTCGACCTCGCAAATCAACACTGGCATCCAGAGCTTGGTATCGCCGATGCCGGGTGGAGTGGTGCAGCTTAACAATGACCCGAATTACTCACTGATGGGTCCGGTGGTGGCGGCACCGCTGGTGACCATGCATGAACTATGGGTGAAGGATGAGCACGACTACACAACTATCCAGCTTATCGAGCCCGACATCATCGTCACCCCGCATCTGGACGGCGACGTGGTCTTTCGGAAAGGTAATCTCTTGGGGCGAGGTAGTGGATTACAGCCATACCGGCTTATACAGCCAAATGAAACAACCGGGTGGTTCTGGGGTCGTTCTGAGTTGGTGGACCTTATTGAACCCCAAGCTCTGCTGTCCCAATGGTGCGAAGACTTAAAGCGCATGTACGGCTTGCAAGTGGATAAGCTGATCTTCTTCTCTGGCGACAGCACGATCACCGATGAGATGTACGCCCAGTTCCGTAGTGCCGGGTATGGCAACCTGCCGCAAGGTTCCCAGCCGCACGACCTGACCCCGCAAATCCCCAATGAAACGCTGCCGCTTCTGGAGTGGATACAGGAACAGATCAATATCCTGCGCGGCTTTCCCAAGATCATGCAGGGGCAAGGCGAGCCGGGGGTGCGCGCGGGCTCTCACGCTAACATGCTGATGAAGACGGCATCGCCTACGCTGCGGGATCGCGCTTTGATTATAGAACGGCAGTGTGCCGAATGTGCCGACCTTACAGCATCTTTGCGTGAGCTAAAGGATGAGAGCTTCTATTGGACAAGCGCAGCGCAGCCGGTAATCGACAGCATCGAGAAGACCAAGTTTCTGTTAACTGACCTGCCGTCAGATTGGCGCATTGTGGTGGACAGCCACTCATCGTCGCCGATCTTCTCTGACGAGAACACGCAGCTTGTCTTTGCGGCGCATCAGCGCGGCATCGTGGACGACGAATACGTGATCGACAATACGTCATTGCCGAACAAGGAAATTGCCAAACTGGGGAACAAGGAGCGCAAGGATCAGCAGCGCCAGATGTTCCAGCAATTGCAGCAGCGCGATCCGGCTCTGGCAGAGAAGATGCTGGAGAAGCAGTTTACTGGCGGAAAGCGCCGTTAGGCCCAAACGGGCTGATTACCGAAGGGCTACCCTGCCGCGATCTCATGTAAGCCATTACGGACGGGTCGGACTTGGCGAGATTGTCGGCTTCAATCTGAACGCGCATTTGATGCATGCCGCGCTCGATATGGGCGAGTTTCGATTTAGTCATGTCTTCAAACATGATGCCTTGGATAGCTTCGCGCTTGATGCAGATGTGCTGGCCGTAATCGTCGGTTAGATCGAAATCACGGCTGTCGAATGTCGCGGGGTTCTTCAACGCAACGATGGCGTCGTTGAACGCCTCTTGGGTCTTAAACAGCAGCGTCCACGGTACGGGGGACGCGCCGAATACGATTGTCATGCAGAACATTGCGTTTTCTCTTTCGGGTTTGCCGTCTTATCGATGTAAATGATTTTGCGGCTGAAGCCCACGCTAGAAACTCTTGAGTTGGGAATCTGATTATACGTCCAAATTTAATTACCGGCGGTCCGCCCTTGTGTCTTGGTATCCGGGACATTTCCCACACGGTCCCCCGACTGATCCGGAAATAATCTGCAACTTCCTTTGGCCCCCACATCGGCAATTCTTCAAGTTTCATCATGCGCCGCCGTATAAGAAGTGGTGAGAACGGATAAGAACGTACTCAGCAGCACTGGCGTTTGTCAATCTGTCGGATGATTGTCCGGATGTTGCGGCGGAAAGCCGTTCATTGGGCTGGTCGCTCGCCCACAACATGGAGTGGACCATGGAAACCCTTCGTTTCCGGCGTGGTCGTAAACACCGCCGCAGGTAAGCCCGTTAAGGGTGGAAAAGATATGCGGCGGCTTTGCGGGAAGCGAGCCGCCGCACTTGCTAACCGACATTGACATTGATGCCTCCACAACTTGCGCCACCTGCTGCTGGACGGCCCACTCCCTCGCCACCGGGGGCGGGTGGTGCGCCTATGGGGTCAACTGGGGCCACGACGCCCACACCTAATCGCGGTGGCGAAGCAGCGGCGATGCAGATTGTTGCCAAGGTTGGCGAGTTGTTAACGCATGCTTTGACACAGGCGGGCGCTACGTCCGAAATGGGTGGCAAAATCTTGGATTTATTGAAGACAATAAATAAAATGGCCCCTCCGGGCAGTGCATCCCCGGCGGGTCAGAAGAACGTCATGGACCAAGCGCAATTGCGCCAAGCACAACAGAACCAGATGGCGCAGCAGATGCGTCAGCGAATGATGCAGCAGCAAGCAGGCGGCGGTGGTGGCGGTGGTGGCGGTCCTCCCGGTGCGGGCGGTGGCGGTATGCCGCCCGGTATGGGTGCGTAAATGGATATCTTTGAGAATAAGAACCACAACGGCTTGATCTATAACGGATCGAAGCCGGTGCGTGTCATACAGGGGCCAGCGGATGGCCATGGCAATCTGTATGGAGTTTTCGACCAAGGCCATTACGGCACTCAACATCATGTTGAGATTAGCGTCCGTAATATCCCCAATCGTGATCTAGGAGCCAAAGAATGAGTAACCTCAACATATTTCAGAACAGTGCGAAGTCTATCCCGGAAAGCGATGAGCAGATCGTTCGCGTGGACCTGATGCAAGCTGACATCGGCGGGCGTCACAGTCACCTTCCGGCCGCGCATGTCTCCAAGGAATTGCCGCTGTCGCATGTCCCCAATGCGGGCTCTAACATCGGCGGCTCGAAGTAAATGCCGAAGATCGAAGTAGACGAAGAACAGTGGAATATGAGCCAGCGCACGCTGGCGACGATGCGCAAGATCGCATCCGATCCGGTACGCGCGCGTAAGCTTGAAGCTCTCCATAAAGAAACAGAGCCAAACATTACCACGCCATTGTCGGACGCCGACAAGATCGCCAACGAACGTGTCTCCGGGTTGGAAAAGCAACTCGCCGATATGAAGAAGGAACACGACGATGAGAGGAAGAAAGACGAAGAGGAAAGGACGATATCGGCAACCAAAACCAAATGGGAAGCCGGTCGTCAGAAGCTAAGGGATGCTGGGTTCAGCGGTCCCGCGATTGAGAAAATCGAAAAAGAGATCATGGAGCCCAAGGGCATCATCGACCATGAGGATGCTCTGACGCTTTGGGAAAAAGCCAATCCCCCGCCCGCTCCCACGATGCCGGGTGGTGTTGGCGCTTGGAACTTCCTCGAAACACCCGCCGAAGACAAAGACAGCGACATCAAGCGTCTGATTGATACGCGGGGCAATAGTGATCTTGTTACCGACAAGATGGCGCGAGAAGCGCTTAATGATTTTCGCCAACAGGTCGCGCAAGCGAACAGGCGGAGGTAGAGGAGATAAACGATGCCGCTCCCCGGAATAGGCGCAACCCCCGCTGCCGGTAGTCTTTACAACGAGCTTTCGGCCGTCACCCGTCGCGCCTTCGTCCCCCGTTTGTTCGTGCAAATCTATTTCGGCTCGCCGTCTCTGTACTACATGATCGGCAATGCCCAGCGCGCGGCAGGCGGGCTCAACCAGATCACCATCCCGGCCCAAGGCCAGAGCATGGTGCAAGGCCAATTTGTGGGGTACGGCGGCGGCTTCAATAGCCCCGTAATAACACCGGGGATACAGAACCTACAGTTTGCGCTGTATTACTGGGTGGTCCCGGTACCGCTGCCCTTCGGCGAAACGGTTATCCAAGCGACCGACCGGGAAATTTCGCTTCTCAAGGCCCGCATGAACGACGTGTATGCGGTAACCCGGCAGAACATGGCGCGGTTGCTTTACACCAATAACACGACCAATGCGCTTCTTCCGGATAGCTTCCTGAACGCCTTCGATAACGGGACGAACTTCCCGACCTATGGCGGCATTAACCGCACCGCGCAGGGCAATAGCGCCTTCCAAGGGCAACTGATAAATCTGGCGGCCGGTGCCTACAGCACTGCCACGGTATCGACGCTGGGCTTCAACCGCTCGACCATGGCGACCTTTATGGCGCAGGTCACAGATGCAGCCGGTGGTGAGGCCCCGACCTTCGTTGTCATGTCGCCCGGCGACTATGCGACGCTCAACAACAGCTTCATCGGGATAGAACAGTTGAACCCGGTTGTCGGCAATGCGTACAACATGGATACGCAGGTTCGCACGAGCTTCCCCAATCTGGTCGTAAGCGGTGTCCCGGTCTTCAATGATCACTTCTGTCCGAAGGGGCAGATATTTGCCGTCAACTGTAAGTACACGGC